CCGCCCACGTCTTCGATCCGCACCCGGTCGCCATCGGAATAGCCATGGCTCGCCGCCGTGATGACCACAGGATCGGCCTGTGTGGCCCCGGTGATGGTCTTGGCACTTTCCGCCCCGGTGATGAGCTTGCTGCGCTTGAGCGCGAAATTCCACGGATGCGCCCGCAACAATGCGTCCCGGCACGGCTCGTAATGCAGGTAGCATTGCCGGTTGGCTTCCGTGCCGCTGCCGTCCAGAACCGACAGGACGTTGTTGGTGCCGACGCGGGACAGTGCCCGGTTGGCGATGCTGACTTCGGTTACAGCCATTATGACCAATCCCCGATGGCGGTGAAGCCGGACAGCGCCACCTGTTCGGCGATCATGTAGCTTCCCGCGCCCATCTGGTTCGTGCCGCCAGGAGCCGCGCTGAACGTCAGTTGCGGAATGAACGTGCCGCCCGCGTTGATGACGACAACGCCCTTGATGCGGATGCGCTTGCGGGCTGCGGTTGATCCGGTGACAATCGCCGTTGCCGAGGCCTGATTGATGGACAGCCACCGGCCCGCCGTCGCCGCCGCGTTGACGGCGGCCTCGGTGTATTCCACATCGTAGAGGATGCTGGTCAGCGTGGCCGTGCCGGCCATGGTCAGGGAAATGTCGTGCGCCGACGTGCCGGTCAGCAATTCGAGATCGGCCTCGAAGCGGATGGACGTCAGGGCGCGGACGTTCAGCGTCCCGGACGTCGAGAACCACGGCTGCGCCGATGTGTTGTTGTTGAGCGAAAGCGCCGAACTGACGAACCGCCGCCACTTCTCGGACGAAGCGTTCGTGCCGATATTGTTGACAAGCGCAAACCGCTTGTTCTTGTTCAGCGCGAGATCGGCGGTGGATGGATCGTAGAGCAGCGTGGACGTGCCGCCCGACAGGTCGTTGCCTTCCACGATGACATCGCCGATGACATTGGGGTCTGCCGCGACGTGCAGGAAGCGCAGCATGTAATCAATCGGGCCAACAATGCGGTTCCGGCTGATTGTCGTTGCCGCCGCCGGATCATAGGCATTCGCATCGAAAAGCCGGATGGCGGTGGCCCTGGACCCGACATAGGCCACCTGACAGCCCGCAATCGCTGCGCTGCCATGGCTGAAACCGACGCGCTCTGCATAAGGCCCAAACGGCACCGTCACGCCCGCCAGCGTGGTCAGCTTCAGCGTGTTGCCGATGATCTTGCTGCCCGTGCCGTCAATGCCGATGAACTGCGTTGCGCAATCCTCAATCGTGTTGTCGATCAGTTCAATGTCATTGCTGACCTCGGCGAACGAACCGACAAGATCGGTGATGTTCACCGTCTTGACGTGGTTGCCATAGACGCGAGGACGTGTCGCGTCCGTGCCGCTGGTAATGGCTCCCTCGCCAACGTTCTCAATGCGGTTGAACCGGCAAATCGGATCGGTGCAGTAGGTGTAGATGACAACGCCGCGCGCCCAATCCTTGACAACGTTGTGCTCGAACACCGCATCATTGTTGTTCCGAAGCGTCGAGTAGCGGGTGACGCTCATGCAGAACGCCGGGCCATCGGTCTTGCCGCCGCCGCTGAACTCGCAATACTTGACCGTGGTGCGGTCGCTGCCCTGGTCCTGGATGGCGTTGCCGAAGACGTTCAGGAACTTCACGCGATCGATGACGGCGCGCTGCGTCTTGATCAACTGGATTGCGGGATAGTTGTTGTTATAGCCCGTGTCGCCCGTGCTGTTGCCAAGGTTCGGCCCCAGCGCAAAGCCCGCATTGCGGCGGTTGGAGGCGACGAGGCCGTTCGACGGATCGCGCGGATTGCGCCCGCCGCCCGCCACTTCGCCCGTGGCCGTGGTGTAGCCCTTGCCGCCGTCAGCGATGGTATAACCCGTCACGGCGCCAGCGGTCACGGTCAGGTTGATGCGCGCGCCGAACCCGTCGCCGGTAATCCACAGATGCGGATCGTAGGTATAACCAGACCCGCCGCTCGTAATGGTGAGGCCGGTAATCGCGCCACCCGAAAACGTGAACGCGCCGACCGTGGCAATCGCTGCCGGAGCCAGACAGCCGCCAGCACGATAATCCGCAGCCGGGTCGGCAATGACGGTTCCCGCCGCATTGCGAAGCCAGGTGTTCTGATAGCCGATGCCGGTCTGGTCAATCGTCAGGTCACGGATGCAGATATCGGCGTCACCAAGCACCGCGTCAGCCGTAACCGTGTTGGACCGGATGACGGCATTTCCTTCGCCGATGCTCGATCCGCGTTTGAGGACGGTGACGCCGATGCCAGCGCCTGCCAGAGCCACCTTGGTTGGCAGCAATAGCTGCGTGTTGATGAACGCGGTTCCTGCCGCGAGATAGGCGGTTCCGCCGCCCGCCGTGGAAAGTCCGTCCATCATGGCCTGAATGGCACTGGCGGTATTGGTCGCCCCGTCGAACACGGCCCCGAAGTGATGCGCCGTCCATTCCCGCGCCGGGAGATAGCCGGTCAAATCGCTGATGGCAGTGGCTCCTGCCGTGCGCTTGTATTCCAGGCCTTCGGCCACAACGACGCGGCCCGCCGCAAGCGCCAGCCCGGCGGCAACGGCCGTAACGAACTCGGCGCGGGTCGCGAATTCCGGATTGTAGAATATCGCGCCCGGCCCCAGCACAACGGCGGAGATTTCGTCAATGTATATCGTGGCCCCGGTCGATGCCCCGATGCGGAACAACAGTTCGCAGCTGACGGCGGTTGCCGGAACAGGGAATTCCTGTGTCCGCCTCGTGTAGGACGATGGCGCGGACGTCACAGACACGCCGTCCAGCGTGGACCCCACCTGCGCCCCAGCCGCGTCATAGAACGTGGCCCTTGCCCGGTGCAGCGATACCGTGCCGGTCGTGACCTTGTAGAACCATTCCAGGTGAATGACGTCATCGGCCCGGCAGGCAATCCGGTCTCCGAACGTGAAGTTGGAATTTGACGTGTTCGGCGCGAGATATTGCAGCGCCGATTTTCCGGACAGCGCTTCGCTCGTGTTCTGCGCCACGGTCCAGCCGCTACCCTCATCCCATCCCATGGAGCCGCGAGCGAACTTGCCGTTCGGAACCGCGTTGACGAGACCATTGACGTAGCGGGTCTCGAATGTGTCGAGCGACGTCTGGAACGCCACATCCCGCGCCGCAGAGTCAACCTCAACCAGCGTTTCCGGATAGGCGACAATGCCAAGTTCCTCGGCCCACACATCCGGAACACGGCCCACGATGTTGCGGCAGATATCGCCAACGTAGTACGGCGAAATGGACGTCCGCGCGCTGATCATGTCGTCAACGCATGTGATGCCGCTCAACTTGGGAGAAGCCGCTGCCGTATCGGTATCGTCAAGCCGGACGTGCCGCCGCAACCGGCTGGCCTGATGACCGTACAAATTGCCATGGATCAGGCCAAGAGTGCCGTTCTTGATCCAGATATCTTCAAACGGCGCTTCGGCCCATCGCACATCAACCGTGCCGGATGCGGCAAGCCCGCCAAAGCCGATATCCGTTACCGAGAACTGGCCATCGTTGATGTAGGTGGCTGCGAACGTCCCGGACGGCACACCATCCGCGGTGCCGTCTTCGTCGCCATCCCAATCCGGGTTTTCGATATCGGCCACATTGAAGCCCAGCCGCACGTTCAGACCATTGGCGATGTTGTGGTCTGTCTGCGACACGCCGCCGCTGTCCGGGTCGCACGTCACGGTCAGCGTGTTGCCGCTGCGCGTCCACGAAAATACCTTGGAGTTGTTGGAATACAGCAGATTGCCAGACACGCGGAACCGCTGCGCACCATCAATGATGATGTTGCCTTCGGAACTGTTGATGTGGGTGTTTTCGATGATGACGCCGGGCTGCGGGCTGGACTGATACCAGATGCCGCGCAAGCAGTTGGTCAGACGGCCATGGCTGGACAGAAAACCTTCGGTCGCAACACTGTGATGCGCCTTGATGCCGATCCGGGCGTAACCGCCGAGCACGTAGTCCTTGATGACCGGCGAATAGCAGTCGGACAGGTTGACAAGATAGTCGCCATAGTACGCCGGGGCCTGAGTGCCGGGACGGTACACGATGCGCTCGATATAGGGGCGCTTCATCTTCTCGAAATCGAGCGGGTTGAGCGAATAATAGGTTGATGTGGTGCGCTGTAGCGGCGAGAATTCCATGTCGCGGACCACAACCGTGTTGTGGCCGATGCCGCCGCCGGACCCTGAATAGGTGCCCTTCACCCGCAACAGGAAGCCAGCACCGGCCATCGCCGGGACGATGGCGAATTTCTCAACTGTCACGAACGGCGCGGAACCCGAGCAAAGCAACTCGATGCCGCCCGTCGCATTCCCGACGAGGATTGTTCCGGCCTGCCCGCCGCTGCCGTGCAGTGCAACCGTGGTATGGTTCGGAACCGTGACACTGACCTTGTCCAGCAACAGGTATTGCCCGGAGGTGATGTTCAGCGCACGGCCCGCCAAACCGCCGCCCGCCACCCAATCGAACGCGGCCTGCACCGCATCCGTGTCGTCGGTCACGCCATCCCCTACCGCGTCGAAATAGTAGAGGTTCCGGCTTTCCATCGGAATATTGGCGAGCGTGACGCCATCCGCGCCCCAGCCAATGGCGTTGCCTGCGATGTTGCGCGGCCATGCCCAGCCGAGCGGGCCAAGTGAACCAGACATTGAGTTGTCCCTCTACTGGGAGAGCGCCGCCATCACGGCGTCACTCTCGCGCGCCGGAACGATGGCAATCGCGGACAGGTAGCCCGTGAGGTAGTCAGCAGCACTGAAGCGATGACCGAGCCGCAACGTGGTAAGGCCGGCAGGCATGGTGAATGCCGTATCTTCCGTTCCATAGCTCCCGCCGTAACCCATGTTTCCGGTCGCGGCGGGCGTGGCGGTCGCTGCCCCAAGAATGCGCGTCTTCACGCCTGCCGTGTAGGCAAACGCGGGAGGGCCGATGTTGATGACGGTAGAGCTCGCCGTCGTCATGAGATACGAGCCGCGCCCGTTCGTGACCGTCGAACCGTACAGGACATGCCTTGCGGCGGTTGCGCCGCTGTCAATCGACAGCGCGATATAGGCATTCGCCACATTGACGGATAAAATGGTGTACTCGGCGAACATCGTGACGGCTGCCGAAATGTCGGGAAACGCGGTCAGCGCCAGCGTGGCGTAGTTGCTTGAGTCGATGAAAATGCCTTGGTGCGTCGGGGTGAGCGTCCCCGTCACCGTGAACTTGTTCCGGAAGTCGCCCCGGTAGTTGTTGGCAAGCGTCGTGCCGTCACGCACAACCATTTCGCCGGTCACGAAATCGCAGGCCATGCCGTTGCGCTGCGACACCAGCAGATTGTTCAGTATCGCATCCGCGCCATAGCCGCCGCCTCGCATTACCAGGCGGCGCGGCGATTTCAGGACCGGCCTCATGCCTTGACGAAGCCGAACCGGATGCGAACGCCAGAAGCGGTGTGCGTCGGAGTGCCGAGCGTCACGCAGCCGAACCACATGCCCGGCGTTCCCGCCGTCATGATGAGTGGAAGGCCGAGCGCCGTCCGTGTCGCCACAGACACGCCGCCAAGGTCCACATAATCCCCGGCGTTCACCCGAACGATACCCATGATCGTCCGCGCGTTGGCGTCGGAAATCGAGGGTGCCGAATTTTCCGTGCCCAGCGTGACGTTGGAATTGAGGATCACAATGTCCATGCCCGCCTTCTGGTCATCCTCGTCGATGACCGTAACGGACGTCAGATAGGCCAGCGCATTCGCCGCCATGGACGAAAAGCCCTGGATTTCCTGCGTGTCGGCCAACAGGTCGCCAGCGGCATAGGCGCTCGTGTCGAGCGTCAGCGTCTCAATAATCATGATGGTTGCCCCATGTGAAAGGGCGGGAGCCGAAGCCCCCGCCCGCTGCGTCAGTCGCCCACGTATTTAACGATGAGGGTGATATCGCCTTGCACCGTGCCAACCGTGTTGGCGGTGATCGACAGGTAGTACCAGACCGAAGGGTCCGCCGAAGCGGGCGAAGCCGCGTCCTGGTACACGAGATTGTTGACCGCCGTGATGTTGCGCGTGCTGTACGCGGCATCATAGGGAGCCGTGGTGCGGGCCGAGGCCATCGTCACGCCGTCCATGTAGCAGTCGGAGTCATACGCCACGGGCGTTGCCGCCGTGGAATAAAGCCCGATGTCATAGTCGGTGCCGTTGGTGATGGCATCGTTCATGACCCAGATGTGTTTGATGCTCCAGTTGGAGCGCACCGGGATCATGTGGTAGATGTCGCCATCGTTGTCGGCCGCGGCAACCGAAACGGTGGCGGAAATCATTTTCAGATTTCCCTCCATCGCGGTCACGGCGTTCTTGGTGGTCTTGCCCCGGAAGTTGGTGGCAAGAGTGCTATAGTTCGTCGCCATGTGTCAGTCTCCTTTCACTTAGGCGTCAGTGGTGGGCGAAGCGCCCGGATCGCAGAGGATGTAGCCGACGCGGTTTTCTTCCATCCGCGTTGCGCCAATCGTCATCGAACAGAACACCTGCGTTGCGTAGTTCTTGTCGTCGCGCTCGCTGATGCGGACGGTCATGTCCTGACCGAGCGCCAGCAACAGGCCGCTGCGGGTCCAGTACGGAACCTTGTAGTCGCTGTTGCTGTCAGTGGTCAGGCGGTTGCACGGGATGATGGTGCAGCCCGCGAGCATTCCCACCTTGCCGCTGCGGAGCGCGGCGCTGCCGTCCTGGTAGTCCCTGTTGTTGACGCGCTCATCCTTGAGAAGGGACGAAATCTGCGCCGCATCAGCCGCGACGTAGACGTCTTCATCCGGGTCAACGTTGTAGGCGCCGAGCCTCTTCTTCGCCTCGATCAACTTGGCGAGGTTGAGGCCGGTATCGGCCGCCGAAACGCCTGGCCACACCGTCTGAATGCCAACAGTCATGTTGGAATCGTACGAAGTGGACGTGCTGCCATCGACGCCGGTGTAAGCCGTGGCGTCCACCGACTCGATGAGCACGTCATCGATGGCGCGTCCCATGGCCCACATTGCCGCCTGAGCGTACTCGCTCGACGGGTTGATCAGCATCCTGATCTTGTCTTCGTTGTCGATCAGGTCCGCCCAATCGTAATCCGCGAGGCTGACGCGCCTGCGGGCGTGTGGCGTGTCCATGCGCGGCGTGTCGGAATGACGCGACGTGCGGATACGGGCCGAAGTGGCCCCGATCTGGTCGAAGAAGGCGCTCTTGCCAGTCACCGACTCAAGACGGGTGTACCCGCGCAGCTTGGAACCCTTCTGCTGCAACAGGTGATAAGCGTTTGCGCGATACTGCTCGACAAACGCCGTAGTGATCTGCACCGACATGTGCAATCTCCTATGGTTGGTTTGGGTTTGTGCGAGCGGGTGTCCGGTGAACCGGGCCGTCTATGTGTGGCTAGGAAGCGGGGGCCTCTGCCGTGTCCGCGATGACCGATTGTTTCGGCGGGCGTCCGGGACCGCGTTTCGGCGGCGTATCCAGAACCCATGCCGTGAGGACGCTGGCAGTTTCGATCAGTCTTGCCGCGTCAGGCGATTGCGGGGCCTTGGCGATAACCGCCTCGATCACCCGCAACCGGATTTCATGGTCCGTCACGATGGAAAGCCCATTTCCATCATCACTTGCAGTTCGCGCGCCTTCTGCTGGTGCAGCGGATGCGCGGAATTGAACAATGCGTCGGCGTTGGCGGCGCGGAAGTCATTCGCCGCCGCCTGCCATTGCGCCGGGGTTTTCTCGCTGCCGACGCCCTGCGTCTTGAGCTTTTCCTCCCCGATGATCGACTTGCCGATCTTGCCGAACACCCTGATCCATTCCGGGTCGCGGGTCAGGCCAGCGGCATTGATCTTGGCAAGCAGCGCATCGCTCATGAACTCGGATTGAGCGACTTCCGATGCCTTCACCCAGCTATCGTAGGCGCTGCCCAGTTCCTGCCTGAGTGCTTCACGCCGCGCCGTGGTGTCCGCCTCGCCTTCCTTCGTGGCCGACTGATAAGCTTCGACGTTGTGGGCAATGAGAAAGTCCCGCAGCCCTTGCGCCTGCCTGGCGTTGAGGCCCAGGGCATGAGCCACGGGCTTGAACTTGTCTTCGAGGCCACTGTCATACGACATGCCATCGGGGAGCTTGGCCTCGCCAAACTTGTATTCGTCCGCAGACTTGGGACGGCCGGCCGCTTCGAGGAAGGCACCCCAATCGGGATTGGCCGGATCGAAGTCGCCCTTGGGCTTCGCCACCTTGTCGGCTCCGATCAGGCGCTGGGCGTTGATCAGGCCGCGAACCGCAGATTCATCGTTGCTGTATTTCCACAGCGAGCGGTCCGTCTTCACGTCATCGGGGAAACGGGCAAGCCATTCTGGGCCATCGAAGGCCGGGACCTGCTGATCCGGTATCTGCGCATTGGCAGGCGGCGGAACGGTGGTATCCGGCGTACCGGGCACCGTGGTTTGGTCAGTCATACGTCATCGTTCTCCTTCGGCTTGGTTTGTGGCCAGAGCTTCTTGTACCGGCCATAGTCGAAGCTATCGAAACCGGCGATGTAGAGCGCCAGTTGCCGCGCCCCTTCCATCCGGTCGCATTCCTTGGCATCCACATGGGCAATCGGCGTGAATACGCTGGCCTTGCCCAGAATGTCCTCAAGCACCCGCTGGCCCTCAGCCGTGCCGAACACGAAGCGGTAATCGGCTATCAAGGCCTCGCTGATGACATATGCCGTCATCCGAACAACTGGGCGACGTTCGCCCCCTTCTCCTGAGCCGACGCCAGCTTGTCCACGGCGCTCGCTCCCTTGTTCATGGCATCCGCCATCGGTTGTGCCATCATTGCCGCCTGCTGCTGCTGCGCCCTCTCATCCATGGCCTGCAACTCATCCCTGGTGTAAACAAGGTCAGGATCGCCGCCGAATATCTCGAACAGCTTCTTGGCCATGTCATCCAGCTTGAACACCCGCAGCGCGGTCGCGTCCTTGGTGGCTTCGATGAACGGCAACAGCACTTGCACCGTTTGCGAAACGGCATTCGCTTCCCCTTGTTTCTGAGCCAAAGCAATGGGCGATACGAATTCCACCGTATATTCGCCTTGGGCAATCTCCGGAGGCATGGGCGGAAGCGCGTTCAGCCGGAACAGGATGGCATAGGTGCGGCGCACGATGCGGGCCAGCAACTCGCCCTCAAGCCTGCCCATGACGGGACCAAGCAACTGCATCCGCATCTGCATCCGCTGCACGAATTCCGTTGCGGTGAAATCGGTATCGGTCGGGAATTGCAGCAGGTCCGCGAAGAACATTTGCCGGATGCGGTTGCGAACCGCGTCTTCCAACTCCAGACTGAGCGGGATATTTCCGCCCATCACCATGGGTTCCGGCCTTTGCTCGCCCCGATAGTAGATAAACCCGCCAGGAATGTTGCGCACGGGGCCGACAACGCCATCGTCAGGAATGGTCAGCGGCGGATCGACCGCGCGTTGCGCAGCCTTGATCGTCGTCTTGGTCATCTCCTGCAACATCTTGATATCGGGCAGCGCCGTCATGGCGGGCGAGCGGCCATCGACCTCAGCCGGGAGTTTCGACCAGCGCGCCACGGCATAGGGGAAGTCCGTGTAGCCGCTTTCCTCAAGAAGCGTATTCGTCTTGAGGCAGACATAGCAGGACTGCCACGCCATGTTCTTGGCGTCACGCTTGCCGACCTCACGCAGCTTGCGTGGCTCCACGGCATGGACGATATCATAGCTATCGTCAGGCTTGTTCTCGCTTTCCACCTTCTGGCGGATTTCAGCCGGGCAAGTGTCCGGCCACTGCATCATGATTTGCCGGGCCGTCATCGTGGAAATACGGTATACGGTATCAACCGTTTCCTCATGGTCCTCCGCGATATAGCACTCATGGCGGGGCCGGGCCTGGAACAGCAATCCGCCCCTGTCACGCTCGCCAATGAACATCACCGATGAACCGAACGCGCCCAACTGCAAATAGCATTCGTGCAGCGCCGTGGTGAGATTGGTGCCCGGCGCGTACATATAGGTTCGCATCACGTCGGCGGTGTCCGACAACCAGTCCCTTACTGCGTCGTTGTCGTCAAACCCCGGCGTTGCCATGCCGATGTTGAACCATTTCGACGCCGGATTGCTCATCAGGCCATGGAGGCCCGCCGCCAGCATTTCGTTCGCGTGAATGCCGGTGCCATCGTAGACCTTGGCCAGGCGCTTTTCATTGGCGGTGCGCTGGCCGACGAAGCCCTGATAGTTGGGCAGCACCAGAGCGGCCACTTCCTCGCAATGCGAGTCGTAGCTCGCCCGCTTGGCCTTGAGGGCCTCGAAGCGCTTCTTGATCTGCAGCGGATCGGCAACCATCATCCACCCAGGATCGTCTTGCCTTGAGCCACGGGCGCGGTGACGCTGGCAGGACCAGCCATGCCCATGGTGACGTTCGTGGACGAACGCGTGATACCTGCGGCTCGGCGTGCTTGCAGATTGCGCAACGCATCATTCGCCGTGTCCAGCTTGTTGGGCGGCGGCGGCGGCTTGTCAGGCTTTGGCATACTGAAACACATCAGATCGTTGCCCCGTACATGAGGAAGTCGGACCCATCGGACCCGAATTTGCGGAGAAGGCCTTCGCGTTGAAATCCCATGGCTTCGAGCCATCGGTGCGCGGACGTGTGGTCAATCCTGCTTTGGCACTCGAGCCGGTGGCATCCCCCGGCAATCAGGCCCGGCCTCATCACCTTGAGCGCATACCGCGTGAGGCTCAGTGCCACTCGCGGGAAGGCGACGGTTGAAAAAGCAAACGCCGTACTGACTCCAGGGCGAAGCGGAGAATGGCCCATGACGGCGACGGGCTGTCCCCCGGAACAGGCCACAACAGCCGATCCCACTCTGCTTGCGTCAAGCGCGGCTCTTGCGAGAAGGAACGGGTTGTTGTGGCCAATGGCATTGTAGATTTCGTCCCTGTCCGATCGCCGCATGTTGACGGCGATGAAAGCCAGAGAGGTTTCGTCCGGCGCTAGAAGGGAGACCATTCCTGCTGGCTGTATTCGCGCCTTGCGCTGTAGTGGGCGAGCGGGTCGTAGTCTGACGCCTGCTGCCGCTGTTCGCGTCTGCGCCTGTCCTCATGGTCGCTCGTGCCGCTGATATTCATGGCCAGAATGCGGAAGGCGTCAGCGCCATGGCTTGCCCAATCGTGGAACGGCTTGTCGGCAAATGTGCCCTTCTCGTCGTCCCATTCCTTGTGATAGTTGCGCAGCGCCTTGATGCCGCTGGTACATGCCACCGCATCGAAGACGCACTTGGGCAGCAGGTTGCGAGCCGCATTGATGCCATCCTCGACATTGTGCATCGGCGTCACGGTGATCGGCCTGAGGCCAAGGCTTTCAATGGCTTCACGGCGAGGCTTGGCGGTCGTCATTTCCCGCGCCGCGATATCGTGCGGCATGTAGTGACGCTCGAACCTGTAAGGCTTGCGCATAACTTCTGTAGCGCAATCCATCAGCGACAGGTTGCGGAATTCCAGATAGTCAATGATCCGCAGCTCAAGTCCGGCCTTTTGTGCGAA